AGCAATTAGTGCAATAGAACAAACAATCGCACAACCAGGTACAATCACAATTAAGTGGGACGGCTATCCTGCTCTTATTTTTGGACGTAATAAAGAAGGTAGATTCTCTATTATGGACAAACATATGTTCAATAAGAAAGACGGTACAGGAAGACAAGTGTTCTCTCCCCAAGAGTTTAGACAGTATGATAAGAATAGAGGTGTTGATCGAGGAGACTTGTATCAGTTGATTGATGATATATGGCCTGGATTAGAAAAAGCAGATAGAGGATCATTAGGTTATTATTGGGGAGACTTATTGTTTGCAAAACCATTAGAAGACCAAGACGGATACTACTCATTTAAAATGAATCCAAATGGTATTGCATACAAAGTAAAAGCAGATAGTGAAGTTGGTCACATGCTAAAAGGAAAAACAGCAGGAGTAGGTGTGCATACATTTATTCCAGTTAACGCACAAACTACAGATGAGTCATCATCACTAGACGGTACGATAGGTAACTTACATAACAATAGTGATGTAGCAATTGTACCTAGCAAGATGCCCATTACACCAAAGATTAAAATGCCCACGAAGTTGAAATCACAAGCAGAAGCAGAAATTGCTCAACACGGTGATGCTGTTCGTATCTTAATGAATTCAGCGCCGCAGGCACGTAATGCATTTAATTCTTTGTTTACTGTATTCATTAATAAAAAGATTGTTGCCAAAGACCTGTCAAATTTGTATAATGATTTTATTCAGTTTGTTGAGCAACGTCCAATGACTGACTCAATGCGTACTAAAATTACTAATCACTTCAATGCTCACAAGGACGGTGTTATGGGTGCATTTAAGATTTGGATTGCATTGTATAATCTAAAACAGAACATCGTAGATCAATTAGACAAAGCCGCAGAGGCTAGTCCTGTTAAAGGATACTTAGATGATGGCAGTGAAACACACGAAGGTTTCGTTGCTAATGGACTCAAGTTTGTCAATAGAATGGGCTTTTCTGCTCAAAATCTCGCCGCAAAGTAATATTATCACCACATTTTTTCGTAATCGGAATAAATAATAGTATGAACCTCACGGTGAGGGACAACAAACTATACAGGCTCGGAACGAGTCTTTAAAATAAGGAATAGAAAAATGGCACAATTTACAAGAGCAAATGGTGACTTTTATCCAGTATTACGTTTAGACGCAACTGGATATTCAAACCCAGGAGTAAACGCAGTTTCTTCAGGCAGCACAGTTCAGCCTCAAGGACCGAAGTTAGACTTCTTTAACATTGAGTTAGCAGACATCGCGGCAAACACAACTTTAGCAAACATCGCAATGTTAACAATTCAGCAGAAAGCAGTTGTTTACATTTACGAGTTCACTAATGATGCAACAGATGATCTTTCAATCGCAGTATATCCTACTGGCGCTTGGGACGCAACTACTTTAGCATCTGCTATCGATTCAGCAACTGGTGGAACATCAACAGTTGTAGCATCAGCAACATTCACTAACTAAGTTTTAGTTAACGAATTAAAAAGCCTCTTTTATTAGAGGCTTTTTTTTGGCTACTAAATACAACTATGAAAACCATAACTTGTTTCACATTGTTTGACATTACTCATACTAATGTTCTTAACAGGTCAAAGCCTGTTGGGGACAACCACAAGTTATGGCAAGTTCAAAGAAATTCACAAGCAAACTTTGATACTATATTGCAATGCATAAGTTTGCGAGGCAATCCAGAAATATTACATTATCCTCATCGTATAGAGGACAACACAGAAAATTCTTCATTTGGATTTTTAATAGACAAAAGCATACAAGATTTTCATTATTGGAAATTTGATTTTAAAGTACAGAACAATTCGGTGTTTGATGATGACATAGGACCTTTAGGCTTTCTTGTAAAAGACTGCCATGAAATACCTATGATTAAATGCGGTACAGAAAGTGTAGACTTACCTAACTTTTTAGATACTACACCTGAATTGAATAATATATACTTTATGGAGAACGTATGAAAAAGAAGATAAATGTAGAAGAAACTCGCAACAAAATTAAACAGATGTTTAAAGGAGAACTAATTAAAGAATTAAAAAATCTTTATATTAGTAACGACAGGTCTGGTATCAAAGCCTTTGGCAAATACAGAATACGAAAAGATCAAAGCAGTCACTTGTACACAGTATCATGCAATGATTGGGAAGAATCATATAAATTTATAAATGCAAGAAATGCAATGGCATACTGCGTATTTTCTCACAATCGTAATACTGAAAGGGCAAAAGAAGTTTATAACCTAGATGGCAAAATGGCATCCATCAATTTAGACATTGCAGTTCATACTAGAGGTTACAAAAGTACAACAAAGGATTTAGATCATAGATTAATACAGTTAACTAAATTACAGGATGATTTAGGTCGCAAGAAACAAATTGTGTATAACTTAGAAAGACTAATAAATACATCTAAAGAACAACAACGTAGAATTTTTGAGGAACACAAAAAGAATCGGTTTAAAAAACCCAGAAATTCTACGGAACAAGATAAATACAATATATCTACGACAGATTACTAGGAATTTAATATGAAACTTAATGATTTAAACACACAAGAAGTTGCAGTCAAGGCTTTGAAAGAAAACTTTGAAGTTGATTTTAACGTCAAGGGCTTGAACAAAATCCAGACTCAAACTATGCATAATAAAGTAAAGGGTTTAATTGCTGAAGCAAAAGAATCTCAGAACTTTGGTGCTGAATATCCAGCATATATGAAGTTAGTGTTTGTAGAGCAGGCTCTCAGAGAGCATTACAAAATTGCTCCTGAAGCACCTAGAACTAAAATCATTACAGAAAATGAAGAAGTTAATAGATCACAAGTAATCTTAGCCGCACAAGACATGGTTGATTCTGTACAGAAAATGTTAGAAGAAGTTTCAGACATGTTAGTCAAAGAAATGCCTGCATTAGTAGATTCTGTTCAAACAGAAATCGGTGTTAACGAAGCACAAGCATTTGATCAAACAGCAGGACAAGGTCTTGCAGAATTAAACCAGTGTTTAGTATCTGTTAAAGGTCAACTTGATCAAGCATTAGCAGGTATTACAGGTGGAAATGTTGTAGATGCATTTGACGGTGACGTAGACTCAGGTTTAGGTGACGGAGAAGTTGGTGTTGACAGTATGGATGTTTCTGAACCTGCAATGAATGTAACAGGTGACGAAGGAACTGACGTAGTAGATGTGAATGCTCCTGACTCAGTTGTCGGTGATGTCGAAGACGTAGACGTAGACGTATCAACAGGACCAGTCGGTAGAGCAAAAAGGTAAAGCACATGAGGCTTTACGAGTTTGTTGATGCTCAGGATAGCAATGCAATGGCAGCCAGTATCGTGGCTGTTTCTAATCAACTAAAACAACACGTAGAAGATGGGTCCATTGATCCTGATAATTTTACGGTTGATCAACTGCTTGACACATTCCAAGATAATGACATTATACTTGATGTACAAGACTTGTACAAAATGATGGAAAAGCCTCTTTTAAAAAGTGTCATTTCAAATATTCAAGGAGACAAAGTAGTGTTCAAAGGACATGAACCTGTTAACATTGAACCCGGAAAAGACAAAAAATCTGATAGTGAAAAAACCGTTGATAAAATGGCAAAGTCTGCTATGAAAAAAGATCGCGGCGCCTTTAAAATATAAACCCAATCCACTTTACACGTAATATAAATTACTTTATAATAACATATTGAGGTGTTAAATACAAGTATGGAAGTTACAGACATTGCAAAAGATAAAATTAAAGCCCATTTAGAAAAACGCGGTAAAGGCGTTGGTATTCGTATAGGCATAGAAACTACAGGGTGTAGTGGATATGCTTACAAACTTGAATATGCAGATAGTATCAACGAAGAAGATATTATCAATGAATATGATGGGTTTTCAATATTAATCGATCCTAAGGCTAACACTATACTTGAAGGAATCACAGTAGACTATCAAAAACAAGGATTAAATGAAGGTTTTGAATTTATTAATCCGTTAGAGAAAGCACGTTGTGGTTGTGGAGAGAGTTTTACAATTTGAATTTAAAAATATCACACTTAGTCGTTAACGGCTGTAGTTATACATATGGACACGGAATATCAGATCCAATCAATGATTGTTGGGCTTCTATTATTGCAAAACGTTTAGGAGTTCCGCTAGTTAATCTTGCTCTACCCGGACAGGGCAATCAAGCAGTCTTTCGTAGAACGATGCAATACTTTTACAAAGACCTTTTGCACGACAACAATCCTTTCTATATACATGCATACACTCAATCATCACGTAGGGAATGCTACTTAGCAGATGTTAGTCCTCCCCATCATTTTTATATTGTCGATGGTTATGGAACTCACTCTCAGTTAGAAAAAGAAATAATTTTAAATTCTGATGATCACTATTATTGTTTAATGGAGCAAGATAAATTACATCGTTGGGCAAGTATTAATAGTTTATTAGATACAAACAATATACCTCATCTGATGAGTGATTATATGCCAAATACTTCAGCGGTAGTACAAGATTTTATAGAACGTTACGAGACAATTTTGGCAAATGAATTAGAATTACACTCTGGCAAATTAAGAAATTTTAATGAAGTTACACAAGATTTTGACAAGACGCCTTGTTTACATGAAACAGTAGAAGGACATAAACATCTTGCAGATTATGTTTGGAAAGAAATAGAAAAACGTTATGATGAAATCGAAGTGATTGACTGCAACCATGCTAAGTTACATGATATACTAATACATACTCCAAGAACGGAAAAAGATATCCGTGATAATCATACTAATACTATAAATTTTTATCCACTTGAATTTTGTAGAAACGTATATTACTTCCATGAATTAGGAATGGATTATCTTAATAAAAATTGGGCAGGAAAACCAGAAACAGATCACATGAGGCCATAATGATAACACAAAAATATCCATACCAAGAACTAAAAAAGAAAAACTTTGATGGTTCACGTAAATATCTTACACCAGACGGCGGTAAACTTCCTAGTGTAACAACTATTTTATCTGCTACTCAATCAGAAGAAAAGAAAAAGTCATTGCAAGAATGGCGTAAAAGAGTTGGATATGCTAAAGCACAAGAGATCACTACAGAAGCCGCAGGTCGCGGAACACGTATGCATAAATGGTTAGAAAACTATGTATTAAGTGATACTGGAGACATGGGGCAATACGGATCTAATCCATACAGCAAACAAAGTCATATTATGGCACAAGAAATTATTGACAAAGGTCTAGTAAACTGTGAAGAATTTTGGGGAACTGAAGTAACATTATACTATCCTGAAATCTATGCAGGTACAACTGACTTAGTTGGTTTGCACAAAGGTGATGAAGCAATCATGGATCACAAACAAACTAATCGACCTAAAAAACGTGAATGGATTGACGATTATTTTATTCAATTAGCGGCTTATGCAGATGCACATAATGTGTTATATGGCACCAATATCAAAAAAGGTGTCGTGTTTATGTGTAGCAAAGACTACGAATACCAAGAGTTTATTGTAGAAGGCAACGAGTTCGACAAGTATCATCAACAATGGCTTAAGAAGTTAGAAGAATACTACACTAAGTACATCTGATAAAATGCCACATTGATTTAAAATCAATGATAAATAAGTATAATCAAAGGAAAAGATTAGACTTATGAGCATTATACAAATCTCTAAAATTCAACAAAGGGCTGGTAACCTAGTTGATTTACCACAATTAGACGAAGCAGAAATCGGTTTTGCCAGTGATGCAAAAAGAGTCTTTATAGGTAAAACTACTAGTGGATTAGAAAATATTGAAGTTTTAACTTCATACTCTGATATCACATTCAGTCAAATCGACGGATCAGTTGGTAACTTAAACATATCAAATAGTACAGTCGCAGACGGACAAGTCTTAGCATTTGACGGTACTAACTGGGTCAACAGAGGCGGAGACGCCGGCGGATTAGTTGACTTAGGAGAGATTAGCAATGTTCAAATAGACGGCGGTTCAGTTGGTTATACAATTGAAACTGATGGTCTAGGTAATTTATCTTGGACACCTAAAGGAACAATTACCGCATACATCGAAGATGTATCACAAGCAAACCCAGGTGTTGTTACTTCGACTGTAGAAAACTTTTTAACATCAGGACAAGAAGTTACAATCACAGGTGCAGTTGGTATGACTGAACTAAACGGTGGCACATATTATGCTAACGTTTTGACTGCAAATACATTCTCATTGTATTCAGATACAAGTTTAACAACTCCAGTAGATACTTCAACATTTACTGATTATGCATTTTCAAGTGTTGCATCAACAGATACTTCAAACAAAAGAATTACTGTAGGTAATTCGCAAGTATTTTCATTAAATGACCCTGTTAGATTTACAGGTAACATGGATAGTGCAACTTCATTAATAGATACGATTAGCACTTACTATATTAATGCATTACCTACAACAACAACTATTGTACTTTCTGATACTCTTTATGCAAATGGTGTTGCTGGACCTGAAAAGCCAATTGGCACAACAACAGGACTAACAGCAAATGTATATGGTGTTGGTGGTAGAGCAGTTGCATCAATAGGTGGCGGTGGAACATCAGCGGCTCAAGGTAGCAATACAAGTGTACAATATAACAACTCAGGTGTTATCGATGGTGACGGAGATTTTGTTTGGGATTTTAGTTCAAATAAAACTTTAACTGTTAATGGTAATGCAAATGTAGGGAACTTAAATGCTACAAATTCAGTAGTAGCATCCAGAATATTTT